GATGTGGCAATTAAGCCACAAGCAAAGGAGGAATAATGATAACATGGAAAGCATTCGTACTAGCCCTAATCATGCAGGAATCGGGAGGTAATGACCGCGCAATCGGTGACCATGGCGCAAGCCATGGTCCATTGCAGATACAGAAAGAGTGCATCATGGATGTGAACAGGTATCGCAAGGCTAAAGGGTGGAAGCAATTCAAGTTTCCGGAGGATTGCTACGACAGACAGAAAGCTGAGGCTTGTCTGATTATATATACCCGCATCTATGCAAATGAGAAGCGGGTAGGTAGACCGCCAACGTTGGAGGATTACGCTCGCATATGGAACGGTGGCCCTAATGGCTACAAGAAACAAGCTACCCTTAAATACTGGGATAAACTAAAGAAAGCATTGGAGGAATAGATATGGATGAGAAAGAACCAAAGAGCTGGTGGGAAATAATGGAGGATGACATGAAGATATTGGAGGAGGAGAAGAAGGCATTGGATGAAGAGAAAGGCGGGGAAGGATAAGATTATATCTAATCATAGCTATCCTTAAACCCAACAAAATGACACCAATGTCTTATTGAAGGGATGATGAAAGGAATGGAATCAGATGAAAACTAAACGCAGTCTCATCAGATGCGTCATAATAAACCAAGGTATCATCAGATGAAAGAAGCTGATAAGAATAAATTATACACACGTTCTTAAAATGTGGCGAGATAAAGTTATACACAGACCGAGGTTACAAGCAGAAAGTTATTAACACTATGGGACACTGGAAGAAACAATGGGATATCCCTCCCAATATGAGGGATGACTTCTCCGAGAGGATGGAGAGGCAGAGATGGTGTGAATCAATGGCCACACAAAGGCCACCGAAAGAGAAAGGAAAGGACAATGAAATACGAACCGAACTACCTACTCACCGTGGGCAGCGATGCCAAGACGGTGAAGGGCGAGAGGTATAACTACCTCACTGGCATACACTACGCCCTACCTAGCCGTAGTGTGTATGATCATAAGTGGGCGGCAAAGGTGCTGCTCCGTAATGATATAGCCAACTACAATGCTTGCCGTTGGGCAGGTAACTGCGAAGGGCCGTGCCTTAATACAGCAGGGCGAGGCCGCTTTGACGCAACACAGACAGCTCGCGCCAAGCGTACTGTCTATAAGCTGCTCGAACCCGATCAATTCAAGGCGAAGATGATCATGGAAGTGGAGGCGTTGGAGCGTAAAGCCAAGCGTAAGGGCATGAAGCCGTGCGTAAGGCCGAATGGGACTACTGATGAGAGCTATGAGTGGCTCATTGATGAGATGCCGCACATCCAGTTCTATGACTACACCAAGTCTTACAAGAAGCTTGTGAAGAATAAGCGCAAGAACTATCACCTCACCTTTAGCTATGATGGGCCATCAAACTGGCGTGAGTGTAAACTGGCCCTGCTTAATGGGTACAACGTAGCCATAGTCTTCAGCGATGGCCCCGAGAAATGGCCGAAGACCCTGCGCGGAGTGAAGGTAATCAATGGGGATGATAGTGATCTGCGATTCAAAGACCCTCAGCCAGCAGTCATTGGACTGACCGCCAAGGGTGAGGCAAAGAATGATACCAGTGGATTTGTATGGAATCTCGGTGAGTAAAATCACCATCAACACAACAAAGGTTGACATCGTCAACCTTAACAAACGAAAGGAAGTATCATGGGATTAATGATACATTGCGGAGCAGAGCTGAAGGATGAAGACTTCATCAACAGCATACCAGCTCCATCAAGAAAGACAGACACCCACGTACCCATCGAGCACGGCTGGTTTATCAGCAGGGTAAAAAGCGAGCTCAATGCACGGGGGATAAGGTATGGCAGCGGAGAGTATGCTGTCACACCGGACAATGAGCGGATGTTTGGACTAATGGAGTTACAGGAGTTCAGCGTTCCATCCATTGACGCTCGCTGTGAGCTGTTCAAGGACACCGAACTCAGCACTGAACATCGACACCATCTGCTTGTCAGAATGGTGGAGTATGGAGCACTGCCCGCAACGCAGATGCTTGCTGTCGAGAAGGAGTATAACCGTAACCATCACAATGATGATGGGCTGCTGAGAGATCAGCATAGCTATGGTCATAATGCATGGCGGTTACTCCAAGCCTACACCCACCAGCTACAGCGTGGTGGTAAGTTCCGCTCAGATAATGCGCGGATAGAAGCCATAAGCAGCAGGACACAACTGGCTAACAATATGCTCCAAAGGTTCTGTGACCCCGAAGGGGATAAGATGCGGGAGTATATAAACGAACCGGAACTATTCAGTGACGGCTATTCAGTCAGCAAATCCTATCGGTACGTGATAGGGATGCGGAATAGTAATGACATGAAGTTCCCAGCAGGGCTGGTCTTAGGCATAGCCCCGTTCGTATGCGATAACCTAGCCTTCACCGGAGAGGTAACTGTTGCTAGGAAACACACCACCAACATCAAGCGGGACTTGCCCATGCTTATCACTGATAAGATGGACACCCTCTTGACCAAGGGCATCGTGGCTGGATGATGAGTAACCTATATCAAGACCCTTACCGTGAAGGTACAAGGGAAAAGAAGGGCCGCTTGCAGGTCATGCGGCATCAGTATGGTGACTTCGAAATATGGGAAACCATACCCAACACGCTACCCGATGGCAGGGTAATGAGAATCATAGGTGAACACATTGAACTCGACGATGGAACCTATGTAGTGGTAGACGTAACCGAATCAAATGCTTTGTGTGAATCGATGACGAGGAAGGTCGTCGAACGTACAGAGGATGGAGAAGAGCAGGTTACACAAGCAACAAGGAGAGGATATAATATTCGTGTCAGCACTTATCGAGAAAAGGAGTCTAAGTGATGAGGAACAAGCGGCTAAAGAGTTCTGCGAAGACCTAAGATCACTGACTGAAATAACAGAAGTTAGAGGATGCACCCGTAAAAGGATGGGACAAGCCTTGATCGGTTGCGGTATCCAAAGTCTAAATGAAGGATGCGATGATACTGAAGAAGCACTCTTGCTTGCAGAACAAATGCTTGCAGCTTGGACAGAGATCATCGAGTCAAAAGATACAGCGGAGTAACTGTCCTTTCATTGCTCCGCGCCCAGCGGGGATGGGTTCTTGTCCTTTCTACCCATCCCCGCTTTTTAATAAGTACTCGCGAGCACTTAAGTACCCTTGACAGATAGCCCTGCTGCTGTCATACTAGCTATCTCATGGAGGAAGGAACCTTAGACGACAGTGCCGCAGTAGTCACAAAGATTAACCCCGACAAGATCAAGCCAACAGATATAAGACGTTGCCTTGGTGTACGGATCAGCGAAGGACATCACGAGAAGTTGACCATGCTGGTGAGGGAAACCGGAAGATCACGGAGGGATATTTTGGAGATGTTAATTGATATGGCTAAGGTCGGACAGTACTCAGAATAACTTTGGAGGGGAGCACCGCTTTTCAATGGGCATCTACTGCCCTACCTCCTTTGGCGGTGTGAACCTCCTTATCTTAAACAGAAGGATATAGAATGGAAGACTTAGATGAGGTATCAAGTTTTGAAAAGAAGTGTGCCGAGTGGGACGTAAGGTATGACCGCTTTAAAAAAGAGTTCGACGGGTTAAGCATCCGCGCATTTAATTGTTTTTATCAGCATAGAGAGGTGGTCGGGAATTATTCCTATTATAGCGACAACGAATACAAAGAAAGCGATGAGTACGACACAGTGGATAAGGTTAAGGCTGCGATAGTAAGCGGCAAGCTTCACCCCGAAAGGAAGCCCCGCCCCCACAACTACGGATGGCGTACCCACATAGAGGTCTGTGCGTTTGTGGGGTTATTGAACCCTGTAAAGGAGAAGAAGCGGAAGAGACTGGAGGCTCTTGAAAAAGAGGTGCGAGAACTTAAAAGGGAAATGATCGAGACAGTGCGTGAGGAGGAGTTTCAAAACCATTTCACTGGAAAGCTGTTAACTTATGCAACGCAACAGTTGATCATCGACTCCTTCAAAGAGCCTTCCGCTTTACCAACCAAAAAACTTTCTGATTGTGGCAAAAATCTTAATGAACAGTAGAGAGAAAGGAAAACGTGGAGAGAGGTTGTGGAGAGATCAGCTAAAATTAGCTGGCTATCCCAACTCAAGGAGAGGACAGCAATTCAGTGGTGACGAATCCGCACCGGATGTCATCTGTGAAGACCTGCCTCATCTCCACTTCGAAGTAAAATATACGCAACGGCCCAACGTAGAGACGGCCCTCATGCAAGCCAAGACAGATTGCGGTGGCAAGCTACCAGTCGTAGCAACCTACCGCACCGGAGGCAAGCTCAAGGAGTGGATCGTTTCCATGTCAGCCGAAGCGTTCTTTAAACTAATAGAACAATGCAAAAAGAAAAAGAACTAGAACACATCGGAACTGCGCTCGTGCGAGCACAGTTGAACTTCACCACAGCCCCGTGCTCGGGGTTTAACCCGCACTTCAATAGCACTTACGCTATGCTCAAAGACTTCATAGACTCTTGCCGAGCGGCACTGAATCAAGAAGGGATACTCGTACACTTTGAGATGGGGTTCACTCCCGAAAGAACAGAGGCAGCAGTTAAGGAGTGGAAGCCCAATGCCGATGGTGATGATACGGAGGTGATAAGTAAGACTCATTACCCTCGTGAAGATTATCTCAAGCTCAAGCTCATACTTGGTGAGCAATGCCTAACAAGCGTATGCCAACTTCCCAAGACAGACAATATGCAGAATAGAAAGGGAGCACATACATACGCAATGAGGATACTTCTTGAGGGTGCTCTGTGCATAGACTCTGAGGAGATTGATGACGATGGCAGCGCAGCCACAGGCAAGACTCAAATGAGCGACGACTCATTCAAGGCTTCCAAGAACAAGAAGAGTAGAACCAACTACAAGAAGCAGGATAAACAGGCGGATGAACTGTTTGTTAAACCATAATTAATAGGGTGGGTGGGCGCGACCCACTCACCCTTACCAATTTAATATTATGATTACAGACCCCGGTTACTATAAGGTTGGGATAGTGCTTTATGATTGTGCGTGGCTTGATGGGTTCATGTGCGTTACGGAGCGCGGTGAGACAAGTGACGAATGGGATAACCCGTATATAAGGGAGAGAGAGTGGGCTTACCAAGCATGGAAAGAAGGGGCTTTAGCTGGTGAATCTTACAACAAACACTTCAAGAAGGAAGTTAGGGTAATAGAAGGGGAAGAGATTGATGACAGAGAAAGACATTAACCATACTGAGAGGGCGCATCACCCCGACTTCCCTCCATCCTCCCTGCCCGAAATGGCTAAGTGTCCATGCTATAAGTCGTCGTCAACGGTGGGGGCGGCAGCGATAAGGGGAACGGAACTCCATGAGAAACTGGAGGAACTACTGGGCGACACCGCACTGGTGAAGCAGTTGAAGAAGAAAGGATAAGAGAATGAGATGGACAGATAAGTTAGTGAAGGAGTTTGTTAAAGTGGCTACGGCGGGACAGTACGGGGATTACCACGACTGTTATTCCGTAGATATGAAGATGAAAAGATTCAAGAAAGTCAAAAACACGGCTTACTGGTTGGGGAGAGAGAAGGAGATGCTATGCAAGAAAGAACACCAAACCAAATAAGAGATGAAGCCATCAAGTGCTTCAATCAACTAGCCCCAGCCAAGTACGATGCTGGGCAAGAGGAACACGGGGGTAACCTCGACAACAGGGAGGACATCATCAACGACTTGCGCGGAGAAGCCATAGACTTTTGGTTCTACGTCGAGACTGCCGCAAGGCAGATGGAGGAGAAGGATGAGCGCATCGAGGAGCTTGAGAAGCAGGTGAAACATTACAAGGAGATTGCAAAGCGATGAGCATTGAGAACAGAAGGATGGCCGCAAAGTTTGTGGACTACCACCTAACCAACCCCGAAATATGGAACAAGTATGAGGCTACAATCCTTTCCCTCATTAAGGCAGGGAAGCTTAAAGGCGGCGTTAAAGCGGTTACTGAGACTATAAGGTGGAACACCCACCAACCCCTCATCAATACCTATGACTCATTCTACTCTAGGCTGTTCGCTCATGCACACCCATCCCTCGCTTGGTTCTTCGACTACAAGAAATCCGCAGCAGACTGCATAGACTATGGTGCGCTTCTTGAAGGGGATGCCAAGGGAGCACTCGATTGGGAAGACCCTCAACTGGATTTACCACTGGAAACAGCATGAACATCAACACGCCTCGCGGTCAAAGCGCATTAGCTTATGAGCATGAGTGCATAGAAGCATTCTGTAATCTCTACCCCGACTACAGGTTCCTTGAGACTGACAAGCGGGAACCCGCTGCCATCGATGGGTTCTTCTATCTACACAAGAACCAGTGGGTGGACTGTGCTGTGGAGGTGAAGACAAGGGACATGACCACGGAGCAACTCATCTGCAACTTCGGTAACGAGTGGCTGGTAACCCATGCCAAGATACTGAGAGGCCAGCTCATCAGCGAATTGATCTGCTGTCCCTTCATCGGGATGCTCTACCTCATACCGGAGAAGAAGATTCTAACCATCAAGCTCACTGACAATCGGGGGAAGTTCCTCGTGGACTTTGATGTGCGGAAGACCAAGACGCAGAAGTGTATAAACGGAGGGGAGAAGGAAGTGGATAACGCCTTCATCCCTATGGACAAGGCAAAGGAACACATATGGTATACGAAACAAACTGCAAACTCTGTGACGACCCCATGAGTATCACTGTCGAGAACAGTGATGACGAGGCAAGCAGAAAGATGGGGTTCAACCCCGATAGCTGGATGGGCAAACTGATCTGCGTTAAGTGCGGCTACTACCGCGACACGGGTAAGCGACCCCCACTGAGCAGCAACATAAGAGACTTTCTAATGGGAGAAGATGAAGGCTAAAGACTGGGAACTGGTGGCAGTGCTATTAGTAGTGCTGGGGTTTATAGGGTTAATAATAAAAGTAGCAACATCAATATGAAAGAACAGGAACTAAGGGAGGAATGGGAGAGGATTGGCATGAGAGTGCTGACTGATCCTCACGCGAGCCGCAGTGAAGTGGACTCAGCCATCATAGGCGTGAAGGGTTCAGACAACCAATGGCTGAAGGATCGATTGGCAGAGAAACGTGTGAAGGCTTGGAAGGCAAAGAATGTCAAAGACAGTTAAGGATTACCCCGATGAGATAGCGTGGGCTGCATCCTACATCCTGTCAGTGGCAGGGAGGAAGAAGCTTATCAGTGAACAGCAGGTTCCCATCATGCGCGATGATGAAGAGATCAGCTTCGGCAGCATGGATGCCTACTGCAAGGGACATCTCTTCGATCTCAAGACAGGCATGAAGCGGGACTACAAGCAGCAGATGGCTGCGTATGCACTCGGTGTCATGCAGAAGTTCGGGGATAAGAAGCTGAAATGTCACATCGTTTACTCACGCTACAGGGATGTAGAGACTTTTGATATTGATATAAAGGAAGCAGAGAGTATAGTATACGCCATCGTTGACTCCGTTAACGACCCCACCCGCTCACCTTGGCCGTGTGATTACTGTCGCTGGTGTGCACGAAAGGATAACTGTACAGCAATCAAACACTTTAGCTATGTCATCGCCGGACAAGTCGAGGCGATGAAAGCAATAAATCTCAATGAACCCGTAACACCCGCCGTCAAGGAACGGTTACTGTCCATCGTGGATGCGATGGATAAATGGGGAGACTGGATCAAGGAGAAGGTACGAAAGAGATAGTATTATGCCCGAAGAAATAAGGAAGAAGTATAAGTACGAGAAGGTAGCCAAGAAGGGTTACCTCTACAAGAACGACCGCAAGCGTGAAGGAAGCAGTGAACCCGACCATAAAGGTAAGATCATTGAGCTAGACCTTAATTTGCTGAAGGACGTAGCAGACGAGAACGGATTGGTGAACCTCTTCATCTCCGGATGGGTCGAGGAAGACCAAGAAGGAACCCCTCGTGTCAGCTTGGCTGTACAGAAAGGCGTTCAGCTTGAGGCTGCTGCAACAGCAGAAGCTCCAGCCGTAGCGTCACCATTCTAGCACTAACAATGCTAACCTCTCAGCCTCTCTCCGTTGCTTGCAGTTCGGCGGGGAGGGGTTGGGATTAAATGAAAGGAGATATGAAAAACAGTAGACAACCAACAGAGAGGGAGCTAACCCTCACAAGAATGGCCGTCATCTCTTCGAGCATCTCGTTCGATGTTGATGCCGATGAGATAATGAACGTCCCAAGAGGAGACACGAGACTTACTATGGCAAGGCAAACAGTGTACTGGCTTCTTAGGAAAGCTGACATGAGCTTTGTGGGGATAGGGTGTTCGATGGGAAAGGATCACGTTACCGCTTTATACGGTTACAACAAGATTGAATCTGCACTGGAGTTGTGCGTGAATGACGGATACTCGCTGCGCATCACCGATGCGTTCCACAACTTCAAGAAGTTTTACAAGCCTTACAGGGAGAGGGAGAAGGAGCTTATGCACAAGAAGATGCTTGAGGTAACGGAGGAGCTTGAAAATGTTATTCGATGAAACTCGCCCAGTGAAGAAGCCCTACTCAATATGGGAGCTACGGCAGGTCTTGGATTGTATAGATGAGAGACGCAAGAAGTTGATTTGGCATAGGAGCGAAGTGGCTGGCGGCGAGTATCGCTGGGGCAATGAAGAAGCCAAGAAGGAATACTACCAGCTCGGTAAGCAGAGAGGGAAGGTTCTCTGTCTCATTACCGCATCCATCTAGACACGGCTGATCCTAGTAACACACCCCTTCGTTATCGCAGTAGCGTCAACGATGGGGTCTTTTTCGTCCTCGGGATAGTGTCCCGAACACATGATTATATAATCATCCTTAATGGCTATTAGGATTCCATTGGTTATACATATGAAAGGCTTCACCTTCGATAGCTCTGACTGAACGAATCCAGCAGGGTCAAGCCATTGGACTTCCACCCTCTCCCCGATCCAACACTTGGGGAACTTGTTCTTAAATACCTTCCCACCCATCTCTGAACTCCTCCCATTTACATATCTTCCTATTACCTTTACCCATACCGGACGGGTGCAGGGTTGCGTGATAGGCGTTCTTCTTCATCAACGCCTTGACGGGGATAACGTAGAACCCGTCATCGGGTATGTCTGCGTAGTCTTGTGAGTAAGGGGCATAGAGGATCATCAAGTCGCACACATCCTTCGTGTACTTTGTCTTGATGCTCCCGCTGCCATGCGTAAGCGAGCAGCGGTAGCTGCCGTACTTGGATAATGTTGCGCTCTTGACTTGTACCCGAATCAGCTTCCCACCCTTCTCAGCTACTATGTCGTAAGGTAATTCCCCGAAAGGTATGCTTACGTTATAGCCCAAGGATACGAGCTTGGCAGATACAGCAAGCTCCGCAACGCTCCCTGTTCTCTTCGTCTCTTTGTCCATCCACCCTTTGCATTTCCCTGTTAAGTGTTCGCGAACACTTAGTCGTAAGTCTCGTATTCCCTGCCCGACCTTTTCGGTACTGGCTTGAGGTCTTGAATCTTATCAAGGTTCCAAGAGTATTGTTTTGCTCTATCCCCGAACCTCTGCTTGTAGCTCTCGTCAGTTGCAATTTTAAAAAGCTCATTCTTTCCGTATGCGCGAGCCTTCTTAAAGATGTCCTTTATTATGTCATCCTTACCCTGTACTCCCACGATCTTCCCGTCCACCCTCTTTGTGAAGTCCGGTCTGTCCACCCACTTCAAGCCGTCCGGCATTCCGTTCGGCGTGTTGGCAACTCTTTTACCGCCAAAGTCGTTCACCCAATCCTTAACTCCTCCCAAGCTTTGGTGAATTTCCATCTTTATTCCCCCGCCTTTTGTGGGGCTGTACTGAATCCTCGGCACTCCATTCAGTCGCGCCCTACCCACAAGCTCTTGAAGCATTGCGTACTGATCCTTGTTCAAATCATATGTCTCCCCTTTATGGATAAGACCCTTGCTTAAAGGGGCTGGAGCGAGTAGCGAGTCATTGCTGTCCCTCCAAAGTCTGTAAACCTCGTTTGATTCGGGGTCGGGGAACATTTCTTTCGGAGCCATCGTTCCGAACACATGATGTGCGAGTCTGTCCTCCTCCTTTGCCCCGTGCGGGAGCGACCTTAGTCTGCGGCCCCACATATCCACATGAAACGGGTCGTCAAGCTCAAGCAAGCCAAGTGCTCCCATCTTTTTTCTGTAGGCGGTTATTAAGGCTTCATCAAAACTGTCTGCCTTGTATCTCCTCTTGTATTTAGAGTTCTTTTTATAGAACCAGTCAGCCGTATTTGGAACAACTGCGGTTGGCATCGCTTCGGCTATCGGTCTGAGGGCTTTATCCCACCACTCATTAACATCATTGTGCGCCATGTTGTTTACCAGCCTTCGGAGGTTTGTGGCAAAGCTCTTGTGAAGTATGAATTCCCCTACGGACTCCATTCTTCCTTTTTCATTTTGCCACATCATCTTAATCCAAGAATCCTCTATCTTCTTCCTCTCCTCCTTCGGCATATCCTCCATCTGCTTTGCTAAGGCGGCATTGGCAAGAAGCATATAACCTAATGGGCCACCTCCTCTCTCAAGCCCTATGGTTTTATCCCCTTTCCTAAAATGCTTTTCATCTCCCTTTCGGTCATAGCCACCCGCCCATTCCTCTAGCTTGGTTAGGTTTATGGAGCCGTGAGGGAATATCGAGTCAGCCAAGTAACGCTCGCCTGTCTCATCCGATCTTGTCATCTCCGGTTGAACCTCAATTATCCCCTTCTCCATCATAAGCTTTGTGGCGAAGTACAGAGTCGTTCCAGTCATTGCCCTGCCTAAAGCCATCTTCGCATCCCTTGAAGCAAATCCACCCTTATCTTTCGCCATAGACCCTCTAATGGCAAACTCCATGAACCCGAGAGGAGTGTATCCAGCGTGTTCCCCGAGTATATTAACAAGCGTCTTTTGGTACGGAGTTATTGTTCTGTACCCAGCGTAAGCCGTTCTGCCCAAGGCATCCGTCACCTTACTTGACTTGCCCCTGTGTGTCGGCTTCTTGAGCCATTGGTTAATACCTGCAAGAAATTCAGTTACTGCGTTTTCATTCTGAAAGGTTGCCTTAAGACCTTCGTTCCTTATCCGCGCAAGGTCTTTCTTGTTTATAAGAAGCTCCGGATGTAACTGAGCCTTGGATATGTCTCCATCGCTCCATCCTTTACTCTCTCCGTACTCTCTGATAAGCCTATGCGTTTCCCCTCTTCTGAACGGCAAGTCTCCCATAGCCAAGAACCTAAAAATCATGTCGGGAGCGATCCCAGTTGTCCCCTCCACAAAATCCTTCGCAAAATCACCAATATCCCGCAATGATCGTGGAGTCTGCTTCTTGTACATCCTGTACCAAGCGCGATGATGGTTCATAGGGCTTGTGGGTATCGGATTTGGTGAAGTAGACCCAACCTCGTATTGATTAACCCTCTGCCCGAAGACGAGTGAGGATAACGCATCATCATAGGCTGCATTGTTCAGCTCCCTTTTCGCCTTGACCGTGTCTCCCTCGATGACAGCCCCAAGAGTCTTCTTCAATCTCTTCAAGCCCCACCCTTCCCAAGCGAATCCCTTAGCCCACTTATCAAAAGTTCCCTTTACTGGCGAAAGTCCGATCTGAGGTTCTAACTTAGCCTGTAGTCTCGCTATATCTTGGGCAACTTTCTTTCTTGCAGGATCAGTCTTTTCCATTGCAGAGAACTCTTCCTTCAATGCGTCCAGCTCACTTTTCCTTCCCTTAGATAAGAGCAGGTTATCAAAGAGGTCGATCCCTTTTGTCATTGCCCTGCTCATAGCCCTTAGAGGGATAGGAACAATGTTTCCAACCACGTTAACAGCGAGAGTTGCTGGGGTTAGGAAGTTCCCTTGTAAATGGGAGACATAAATATCAGTCCATAGCTTCGGGTTATAGTCAGCCAAGAATCTATATTGCTTTGCCACGGCATTCTCAGCCTCAACGAAAGCATCGTAAGCCTTGTGAAAATTCTTGTCGCTCTTATCCTTAACCCACACCTCTTCAGCGTCATTCTTTCTTTTATTAGCTTCCCTCGACGCATCAATGAGCTTGGTTAAGTCCTTCCTTACGCTCCCCTCAAGAGCAGGAAGCCCTTCCTTCTTTCTTATGGCATCTATGCGGTCAAGGATCACATCAGTGCGACCCTCCCTCAAGTGCTTCATCTGCTCTATTTGCTGTCCGTAATGTTTGCCCTTCTCAGCAGTGGCTTGCACCGCATCCCTGTACTCAGACTCCGGAACCTCACCCTTCTTCCACTTATCATAGAGTATATTCTCTTTCTGAGTCATAAGCATGGTCTCTATGCTTTTGGCATTTTTCCCTGCAATCAGATCGTTAATCTGATTTATGTCAGTTATCTCCCCAACGGACTTTGATATCTCTCTGCTTGGTAAAACTTCGTAATAAGATCGCGGGTCTGCCTCAATCAAGTCAGCAAGCTCAGAGGCTTCCTTTGTACCCTCCGCTCTCAGTCTATCAATAGACCTCTTGACGATAGTCTTTACGCCCAAGTTAGGCTCACTCATAGCTTCAGCTACTTCCGGGGGCTTGGGAGGGGCTACGGGTGGCCCTTTAAGAGCGGCATCCTCAATCTTTTCCTCCTTTAAAGCCTCAACAACAGGCTGATCCTTCCTAATCTCAAGGTCTTTCCTCATCTCAAGGTCTTTCCTCATGACGGGGTCTACCATAGGCTTAGGTTCCGGAGCGGCTTCTACGTCCCTTAGCGGAACCTCCGGAGACACCTCAACCTCCTTTATAGGAATATCGGGAACAGGTATTGCTGCCTCTTCTTCTACACCGATAGGCTTATCACCCTTCATCCTTCCAATCTGCTGTGCTTCAGCAACCTTTGGCACAAGCTCTGAGATAGGTTCATCCAGTAGAAGAGGTATCTGCTTTGGTTCAGTGTCGAGCTTAGGCTTTTCAGCCTTAGCCGCCTCCATCACTTTCTCCACCTTCTCAGTAGCCTTAAATCCTATTGCCTTTATTTTTCTTAAAGCCTTTGATGCCTCCTTGGGAGGCATTCCCTTACGGACACCGTGCTCCTTTAAGAAGGCAATATCCTTAACTGTTCCGTGGGTGAGCGCGGCTGTGAAGGCGGCGGCGGCAGTTATGCCGAATGCAGTCTCCGCTTTCTCTGTGTCAGAGTACTTTGGAGTCCCGTCCTCATTAACCCCGTGAAACACATCTGCGACTTGATCCTTGCTCTCGTTAACCCCATCCATGATGGTTGTTGCGAAGGTGGCATGGGTCACATTTGATGTTGCTTTTCCTCCGCCCTTTAGGAGCCTCAAGACTCCTCCAAACCCCAAAGTGGCAAGCCCTCCCCTAGTGCCTCCGATTGTCTGAATCAGATTGATGGATTCATTTGCTATACCAGTGGCCGTGTCGCCAACCAATCTAGCCTTCGACCCTTCCGGAAATTGCTTATGAAACTCTTTCTGATTCTTGGCTATCTTCCTTCTAGCAGCATTAAATCCTATTACCTTCCCCCCTGTGAGCGGGACTTCCGTGTCCTCCTCCAACGCCTTTATCCGTCCAACATCTTCACCGAACAAAACATTCATAGAACCAGCAAGCTTGCCCAGCCAACTATCCCTGCCGCCCTTACCCTCCTCATAGGCTTTAACAACCTCCTTTGGGGTTCCTCCTCTTAGAGTGTCAATGACTGATTGGACAGGTGAAGGAACTTCTCTTTCGGGGAAAGCTTCGGGGTAAAGATCGCGCCCCAACTGTCGCGGGGTGTCCTTTCTTCTCCCAGCCCCTGCACCCCTTCTTCGTATGTCAACTCGATGGCGGTATCCCTCTGAGTCTGTATCCGGCTTTGGCTTTGGCTCCTCTTTTGGTCGAAGGTTTTTGAAGGACAGCTTCTCTTTCTCCTCTTCCTCCTCTTCCTCTTTGGGTCGAAGGTTCTTGAATGACAGAACTGAATTTTTGTCAGCCATAATTATTTAAGCCTGTAAATCGTGTCCTTTATCCTAACAAACTCTTCACCACGCTCATTAGTGAAGATAACCTCTTCTTCTTGGTTTAAAAGCCACTCCCTCTCCTCATCCTCTATCCTCTCGTCTGTCTTGATGTCGTAAGAAGATTTTACAGTGCGCCCTTGTATCTCCTTCGGTTTGGAAGAACTCTTGAAAGACTTCCTCGCCTTATCGATTATATCTCTTTGGGCTTTCGTCATGTTGCTTTTACGCCTCTCCCTCTCAAACACTACCGTCTCCGGCCCTTCCACCTCATCTTCTAGGGGCTTCTGTCCTTTCGCATCCGTTGCTACGCCTTCCGGCATATAGACAATAGACTCTTGTCGCCCCCCTGTTCCTATATTGATAACGGTTCCAAGGCCAGCGGCGGGTGGGGACGGAACGCGCATATTAAACTTATTGAGCCACGGGTAAAAATCGGGGACAACATCTGTGTACGTTTCCTCTGTAACGGGGTCTTTAACCTCCTTGAAGTAGGTGGTTCTGTACAATGACTTTGGATCATCGAAGCTACCTTCTTCGCCCCCTTCAAAGGATTCCGGATCAATAATCTTCTTGAACTCATCAACCCTAGCGATTGCTGCCCTAGCATTCGTATCCCATATCAGCTTCCTTTGTGCATCTTTTTGCCCTTCTAGTTTATGGTACTCTGCAATCTCATTCTTAATTCCTTCGTAATTCACCTCCGCCTTGCCTCGCAGCTTCGCTAGTTCAACCTTAGCATTCCGGTAAGCAGCATCTAGCTCTTCCCGTTTCGGATCATTTTCACCTGCTTCCTTCAAAACTTTTGCCGACCTACTGACCTCTCCCATTAAGTTGAGTTCATTGGCAATATCGCTGGCGGGGAGAGTGTAGGGATTTTTAAAGATGGTGTTGTATTCAGCTAGAACTTTATTATTCTTTTCAAAATCTGCAAGATTGTCTTGCGAGAGTATTGCCACTTGATCCCGCAAAGGCATCGACTCTATATCTTGTCGTGTATCTTCCCTAGTGGCGGGGACTCCAGTATAATTCCGCCTATCCATAAAGGCTTGAACTCCCCTGTCCAAGTTCTCATAAACTGCCACCTTAAGCCCTTTAAGAGCCTCATTCTCCACCTTTGCGGCCCCTTTTTCCATAGACTCTCTCTGATCCTTAGGAATCCCTTCCAAAGCTTTTTGGGGTATCTTGAAGTCATTGTTCGGGCTGGCTAGGTTAGCACCCTCCGACTCCCACTTGGCTTTAAGGGCAGTTTTATCAGCCTTCAACTGCTCTGCTAAAGAAGGGCCAAAGGCTGCGGCTGCATCTATCTGTGACTTAGTCGCACCGCTAACCATGTCCTTGAATGGAGCACGCTGCATCTCGGGAAGTATAGGGGTTAACCCATCCGACCTAACCCCTCCTTTTGTCGGCCCCAAGGCCAAGTCGGCGGCATCGCGCTCCCCCTTGCTGAACAATTCCCTTGGGTTACCACCATGCAGTTCTATCCCCCTTCCTTGGGCCATCAGTCCGGAAACAGCTTTCTCCCTCGCCGCCTTCGCAGCTCTCTCCAGCTTACGCCGCTCCTCAAGCCGCTTAGATGCGGATTCAAAGCTGCTCTCATAGCTTCTCCCAAAGCCTTCTCCGAACCCTCTCCAAAAGTCTGCCATAATTATTTCTCCTTATGCTCCGGGCCACTTCTTCGCGCCCCACGCTGCTCCTGCTCCTCCAGCGAACCCTCCAAGGATAGTCCCAAAGGCTGACCCAAACCCACTCGGTTGAGCTGCTGCCTGTGCTTGTTGCCCCCAAATGTTAGCTTGGTTGCCAAAGATGCTACCCTGCAACTGCTGTTGACCCTGCAATAAAGCCATCGTATTTGTAGGCTGATACTGAACAGGGTTAAAGTTAGCGAACGCAGCTTGTTGCGCTCCCCCTAGATTTCCAAACTGATTGGAAACAGGAGCCAACCCGCTAAAGCTCTGAAGGTTAGCCATCTGTTGCTGCTGCATTTGCTGCTGCGTCATCGTGCGCTGCATCGCGTTACTGAACGACTGCTGCCTCGCTTGGTTTGTCTGCGCCAAGGCTGCTTGCTGGTTGGCGAAGTCAGCTTGTGTTGCTTGGTTGCGCTGGTCAGCCCCTTGAACGTCCATCGCAAATCCTGCGGTTCTCGCTCCCTGCTGCTGGGATAGCCCCTGCAAAAGTCCTTGATACTCCTGCTCTTGTGCTTGGTTACGTTGGGCTAAAGCACCCAACTCATCGGCTCTCTCGCGAAGCTGTTGCTGTGTATTAAATTCCTGCCGTTGGGTATCTGTCGCAAACTGTGCTTCCCGCGCTTGGTTTACTTGAGCGAGGGTGGCTTGGAGGTTGGCAAACTCGGCCTGTTCAGCTTCGTTTCTCTGCCCTAAAGCCCCCAACTGATCGGCTCTTTCCTGCAACTGTGCTTGGTTGGTTTGAGCCAACTGCTGCGCTTCAAGATTGTACTCGCCTTCTTCCGCGAGGTTCCTTTGTTGCAATGCTTGCACCGCAGCTTGAAAGTCCCGCTCCTGCGCTGTATTCCGTTGAGCGAGAGACGCGAGTGCGTCTGCTCTCTCTCTCAAGGAAGCGTCATTCATCTGTGCAACTTGTTGAGCTTCAAGACTGTACTCGGTTGTCCCTGCAAGGTTCCTCTGCTGAATGGCTTGGAGGGTGGATTGATACTCACGCTCCTCCGCTTGATTCCTTTGACCGATAGCCCCTAATGCGTCAGCGCGTTCCTGCAACGCAGCTTGATTCATCTGCGCCGTTCTTTGTGCTTCAAAGCCGTACTCTCCTCCTCCGGCGAGATTGCGCTGTTGCATGGCTGAAAGTGCAGCTTGATACTCACGCTCTTGAGCAACATTCCGCTGGCCGATTGCTCCGAGTTGGTCAGCTCGTTCTGCGAGTTCCGCAGATCGTTCACTGCCTACCCGTGCGCCTTCCATCCCATACCCAGCTTGTCGCGCTTGGTTGATCTGACTAATCTCTCTAGTTAAGTTGTCGTACTCGGCTTGCTCCGCTTGGTTACGCTGCCCCAGTGCTGCCAACGCATCGGCGCGTTCCTGCAAGGCTGCAACATTGCGCTGTCCTAGAACCTGCTGACCCATTCCGAACTCTGCTTGAGTTGCTCCAGTTCTCTGCTGAATGCCCGTAAGCCTGTTCATCAAGTTCTGCTGTGCCACCCTCGACTCATAATCTCCTGCGGTTTGACCGGAAGTAAGGAAGCCGAGGAGGTCAGATAACCCCTGCCGTTGCCCTGCTTCTTCTGCTTGCCGTACAGCTCTTGCTTCTTGTAAGACTGCTCCGCCGCCAAAGATGTTTCCGCTCGCAGCTTGTCTGCCTCTAGCTAATCGGCTGGCTTCTTCAGCCATTAATCTTCCCGACCGTCCGGATTGTGCGCGATCCAATAACTGTTGCTCTGTAAATCTACGCCCAGCTAGTGAAGTGGGGTCGAGTCCTATTTCGGGGATGTCGTCAAGCCTCTCCAGTCCGGGTGCAGCTTCGGACCTTTCCAGTGCGTCCATTGCAGCCGCTCTCTCAAAGGCTGGCCCAGTTCCAAGCTCACGCATGGTAGGCGCATCTCCCAATCGGGTTAACGCTCCCATCTCTCCGGCTCTCTCCAGTGCGTTCATCTCCCCAGCACGTTCATAGCCACCGAACTCTCCAAGCCTACTGAGTCCTTCCATCGCTGAAGCACGTTCTAGGTCAGACATCTCCCCGGCTCTTTCCAATCCCCCAAAAGACTCAAGCCTTGCGAGAGCGTCCATGTCTCCCGCTCTTGCGAGAGCTTCCATGTCTGCTTGCCGTTCATATCCCCCAAAGGCTCCCTGCCTTGCGAGCGCATCCATCTCTCCAGCCCTCTCGTAACCCGGCCCATATTCGGATTCAAGGTAGGTTGGGGTTTCTGTAATTCTCCCCAAAGCATCCATGTCTCCCGCTCTATCGTATAGAGGAGATTCAGTTACCTCCCCAAGAGTGGGGCGATCTCCAACCTGCTCCTTGGCGGCATACTCACCCATCTCATCCAGCACAGGGGCATCGGGTAACTCTCCGGGGGTGTACTCCTGTGCGAGTTGGCCAAGCAACTCTCTTGCAGCAAATCCAGTGGGATCACTCCTTTCAATTAAATCCTTTGCTTGATCTACAAAGTCGGGGCCGAACTGCTCGGCAAGATCGAGCATGAACTGCGCTCGTTCCGGAGATGTTTCCTGCTCAAACTCCCATTTCTTTCGGGCAAGATCAGTGTCGCCCATCCCTGTGAAATCAGCATCAATAGCTTCATCACGGTTTACCTGCGTGCGAGTACCGTCATCATTGATTTTGAAATAAGCGTTGGCCTCTTGATACTCTGAACCTCCCTCACCATCGGGAACATCGTACCCCGAAAGTGTTTGAACTTGCGTGGTTCCGTACTGTTGGCCGGACTCTGCGTGTGTCCCTGTCCAATCATCGTTACCCTCTTCTTGGGCTTGGGCTTGGGCTTCCCACCAGTTCATTCCCATGTAAGACCCCTCCGCATCGGGGTTATCTATGTCGGGCCACTGACCAATAATCTTACCATCATCTCCAACCTTTAACCTTGCAGCCCCCTCACTCGCATCAACGATATATTCGGGCATCGAGGTTTGAACATCTTGGTAGTCGTAAACAGGTTCTGCACCTTCCGGCACATCCAACTGTTGCCGCACATAGCCTTCCTTGGTGAGTTCTTCACCAAACTGCATGGCACGTTCAAGTCTCTTCAGCCCCTTCGCTGATTCTATGTTCGCGGCGGAAATCTCCGATGCGGTTGGCGGTGTAGGTGCTGGAGGTGGTGATGATTTGCCCATGATATTATACCTTTAGTAATCTTCTCCTTGCTTGCCCCATTGGGACGCAAACTATTTTATCATTATGCTTCGGTCTAACCCAAGCCATTGTCTCACATCGATGCCCAAGATCATTAAACATCTGCGTGTAAAGTTCCTTCATAACCCCTTCTCCATGTGCCACGGTGGCATCCACAAAACATATCTTCCCCTCTGTATCAGTGTAGTCTGTGCGGCAACCGTCCTCATCATCCACAAACCGGACAAGGGCTACCCCTCTCAACTCCCCGTCCCGCACCACTGTCCAGTACCTTCCTTGGACGATGAACCATTCCACCCATTTCAATAGGATTGAAGGCTTCCAACCCTTACAATGCTCAAGATGACGGTGGCAAAGCTGGCCAATAGATAAAGTCATTAGATTCAAGGCTGTCATCGTTGCGGATTGATGGTATCTGCGAAGGCAGACGTTTTAATGGCTTGAAGAGCCAATCTTCCGGAGGTTGTGACTGCGGTAAACTGTATCTCCTTGAATTTGTTCTTACTCAAGAGATTATAACCCTTTACAAAGTGGGATTCACGGTTTTCCACCGTAACCTCCCCCAACAACTGGCGTGTAGCCCATCCAGTGATGGGATCACCTCCTTCATCAAGAACCTCACTGCCCCCTTCCGTAAGGAGGAGCAGATCATCGTCGCCCATGTCCTTTAGGTAATAGAATTTAACGTCTTGGTCTTGATTAAAGTAAAAGTTCTCCAAATCAAACTCAACTTGGTAGCCCAACTTATCAGAGTACATTTCGCCGTAGTTGTACCCCCGTGAAATCACTTCAGAGAGGTAGGAAGAGGTATCGTCCATGTAATCGGATTCCGCTGCATCCTGTTCATTGACAAAATCCCTCCAAGTGAAGAATTTACCCTCCTCATCCCCGAAACTTAACCGCATCTCACCCGAAAAAGCGGAGACTATAAAGCATCTAGGCTTCCATCCTATCCAAAACCCGCTCCAACTCTTGTGGAGGGTGTTATATACCAAGGTGTATTGAGGGTAAGTGGAGCCATCAAGCGGAACCGCAAGCATATAGCGGTTTCCGTAAAAGATTGAGGCGCATTTGCCCCATTGAGCTTGGTTTATGCGATTGATGAAGTCGTCTATGGGCGCGGAGATAGCTACATTCACTGCTGCTTGCGCCCCAGCCTCGATATTAGAGACGCTTTGTATTCCCTCTCTACTCAAGAAGTAGACATCCGCTCCCACCTGCTGCACGGACTTGTGTGAAACGCACCCAACCCTATCTGTTATGAGGCTGATCGTCCAATCACTGACATTTTGGGCAGGGTTTGCGTCTACGACCCACACACTGCGCTCCTTTAACACCACCAACTTAAAATCGTACCAAGGGCAGAGGGCCATTATTGGATCACCGTCACCGCGAGTAACACGAATCTGATCTCCAGCAACGTCCCAGCTTTGGCCGTCCAATATTCCGCTTACATAAATTAAATCTTGAGGCACTGAATCATCGGCTGAACAGCAAAAGAGTCTGTTTGTGTGGGAAGTTAACAGCTTGGGCTTTGAGGGCAATTGACTGACATGAGCAACCCCCGTTGCGGTTGTCCCCGATGTTGGGGCAGAGAAGGTAACAGTGGGAGGGGCTGAAGAGGAATAACCTGTTCCCTCGTTGGTTATATCCACTCGCGCCACTCCAAGGTCGTAGCCCAAAACGGCTGTACCCGCTGCTACGCCTCCCCCGGAAATCGTCACCGTAGGAACTGCATCATAGCCAGTGCCTTTTTCGGTAATGGTGATGGAAGTAACCTTACCCGCCGCAAGGCTTCCGGAGGCTGCTCCCGCAGTGGTGACATACTGTAAGTCACCGGAGCTATCACACCAAAACATCCGATCAGCGAGTTGTGCAAAATAAACATCTGTCCCGGTGAAGGTAGCTATGGCTGCGCTGAAAGCTGTCCCGTTTTCAAGTGTGCGAATGTTTTTGATGGAAGCTCCATCATATTCGGCCAGCACAACCATCTCGGTTGACGTGTTATCCAGCACCCCTGCACTAATGATCGCTCCCTCCAAGTCTCCGGTTCCCCACGATCTCGTAGTTAAATCCCACTCGTCGGTGGCTTCATCCCACCTCTCACCCGCTGCATTGGTCAGCCCTTGAGACGCACCTCTGCGTGTGACAAGGTTGCCGAACACATCAAAGTCAATGTTCTGCCCCGCAGTGTAAGCCCCTTGCTTTATTATGTTGCGGCGCACGTTACTGGCTTGTCCACCAGTGAATCCCGTATCCCCATCCAAGAGGATTTGGTCATCAGTCGCGCTATTCTCTAGTAATGGCATTTAGTTCTTTGGCCCAAAGTCAGCCACGCTCCCGTGGAAATCGTAATCATCGTAGGTGTAGGGAATAATCCGGCTAATGGATTGTCTCTGTCCATTCTCCAAGTCCTTCATAATCTGTACCTGCGAAGCAGCTTCTTGATACTTGATCTGCGCCTTTCCGTACTGCCTCGACCTCTCCAGCATATCCCCCTCGGCAAAGGCGAGCAGGGCATTGTCTATCCCATTCAAGGCGGGGGTGTCTGTGTCTCCCAGCTCCACCCAGTTTAGTTTGCCCAAGACAAACACGTTGCCAGCGGTCTTCGGAACTGGAACAGGCTTGAGCCTACAGTTCCCGCTGGAATCTTTTGGCAGGTTAATAAAGTTGGTAGGGTTAGCTCGTCTACTGGTTACATCCTCCCACGCATTAGGATCAATCTGAAAGAACGTCATCCATGAGTCGTTCAGCATATTAAGCCCGTCATCCTTGCCCGTCTCTGTGAACTTCAAAGCTACAGGGAAATCCACCTTCGTAGTAGGCGTGGAGGAAGATTGATAGAAGGTAATAGACGGAGCATCGGACAAGCTAATGGACGTGTCTCCCGCTGCCACTTCTTGAGTGACTACCCCCATAGATTCAGTCCATAAACCCGTGTCCCAAATCATTTGGTATCTACGATTGATGAAGCTCTTGCACACTGTCACTGAATCATCATCAGTATCAGAGAGCTTCGTCGTTACAAAATTTGCTAGTTCAGTTAATGTCATTTTAAGCCACTATTTTTAAGAATCCACTTTCCTTGTAAATTGTCCCACTCGCAAGACCGCTATCCCCTTCCTGTACGTTGGCTAGAATTACATTGCCCGAAGAGTCGATGGAGGCTTTCGGAGTTGAATTCCCCCCTGTTGAAAACTCAATCCCTCCCGCTGAGTACAGTGCTAAATCAGACTCCGTGGTGCCATTAACTTTGCTCGCATTCCCTATCTGTCCAGCAACAGTAGTTCCATCGTTCTGCATATACTGGTTATACATACGAACATGCACTCTGCCGTCAGAGTCGATTCGCATACGTTCGGTGTTATGGGTCTTAAACACCATCGGGTGTTCCGTAATGACATTGTGCGTGACTTGCGTAGCCTCCACTGCTAATTCGTATATATGAATACCGTTGACCTCCATATCCAGTAACGATCCGAGGCTATCAAGGGGGTCGGCACTAGAGTGGTTTAGCGTGAGGGTGGTGTAGTTAGCATAACTATTGGGGCTGGCCGTCCCAATGCCGACATTTTGCGACCCGTCAACCCGAATTGCCTCAACCCCGTTACTGGAAATACCAACCTCGTTGGAGGCTGGGGAATAAAAAGCATTGCCAGCAGTAGCACTGCCGCCGTTGGTGACATGGAAAGCATTTGCGGTTCCAATGTTTCCAGCAGCCGAAATTCGCATCTTTTCGGTAGGCGTGCCTCCGGTTGTCGTTGTAGAAAAAAGTAAATCTAGACCATCCGCCCACACATATTGGCAGTTGGTGACAGCGCGGTTAAGAATCCAACCTAACCTGTCCGTCCCATTTGTCTTTCGGAAATCTTGAATGCAGTAGTCATTCCACAGTTCAAAATCGTCCCTTACTACTGCCTTACCATTAACATCCAACGCATATCCAGTTGCAGGGCTGTCCGTACCAATGCCGACGCTGCCCGAAGAGTCGATTCTAGCCTTCTCACTTCCGTCCACCTCAAATTTAATTAATGAGTCAGCCTTCTCGTCATCCCTGTCAGCCCGAAGTATCAAATCACCTCCCGCACCCGACACCTCGCATTCGGGGGTTCCGGTTGCATCAGAATCGGTGAACCTAATTACCGGAGAGGTGGATTCTAAATCTAGTAAAACGGAAGGGCTGTCAGTTCCAATGCCGACATCGCCTCCGTTCGGTTGTAGCACGATATTTCCATCACTAGCCGTAGTTTCGTCGGTGTTAACGGTTTGGATTGCAAACGTGGTAGCGGTGGTTTGGTCAAATTTAACACGACGATTTGGGTTAGCGGTATCGTGACTGTTCTTAAAGTAGAAGCCACCGCGATATGGGTCTGTACCCGAACCACCATTGAATCCTATGTCTAGTGGCCCATCAATATCCGCCGTCCCAATGCCGACATTGCCCGCTGCGGTAATCGTAACTTTAGCATTGCCAGTTGTTGGCGTGCCAAAGCCAAGCAGCATTCCAGTGTTGCTGGAGTCACCGAAGATGTTGGTGTACGAATCACCTTGGCCGATTGTCGTCGCGTAACTGTTCGTAGAGTCAACAATCTTAATAGCATCCTCTGAAGATGCGCCGTGAAGCTCAAGGAGGCTGGAAGTTGGCACACCTCCAATGCCGACTCGCTGTGAACTGTCTACGGTAAGCGCGGTGACGTTA